ATCGTCCTGATAAACCTCGTCAATCAGGTTGTTGACGGCATCCATCACCAGTGCGTCCAGGTTCTCGTAATCACCTTTCTTACCCACGTGGATTTCATCGCGCTTGGTTCCACTGGCAGGGGTGATGCTATCCATTACACGTTCTGCCGCATTGGTGCGGATTTGCTGCAACCAGCCAGTATTCACGTCCTGCAACAGTTTGTTGGTCGAACGGTTTGAAGTGGCAGCGCGGCTGGTACCATTAAAACCGATCATGATGCGGTCCAGTGCCTGACGCTTGACGATGGCGTCACGGATACGGGTCTGGAAGTCCTGGAACTTCGCCCACATATCCAGTTTTGCGTAGGTCAGCGCGGTATCAAAGTTGGTCTGGGTACACTTGTACTCAAAACCACTCAGGTCTGTCGGGTCGGTTGGTTCGCGGTCTTTACTGGTGGTATCAGTGGTGCCCGCAATAGTGGTGCCCACACCGAGTCCCAGCGGTTGCCCGGACTGCTCTGGTACCGGGACGATGTTTACCATCGTCAGGAATGCTGCGGATTTCTGGATCAGGTCTTCCAGTGTCTGCGCCACAGACGGAGTGACCGAAAACTTTTTGGCAACGTCATCCACCGGCACATCGTTCAGTTTGGCGACCTGCGTCAGATAGGCATTAAATTGAAAGCGCGTGTTTTTTTTCATTTGTGCAGATGCTCCATCAGCAGTTGGTCAGTTCTTTCGATTCCTGGTTGCCACCAGTAGCGAATTTGCGGCGTTCCGGGCGGCTGTCCTGAGTGGACAATTCCTGATGCAGGGTGGCCAGTTCGTCCTGCGTGGCGGTCAGTTGTTCTTCCAGCGTTTTCACCTGGTCACTGAATCCGGCAATGACCGTTTCCTGTGCTTCCACCTTCGTAAACAGGTTCTGATGTTCTTTAGCGACCAGCCCCACAGCCTTATGCACGTCACCGAAGCGGGCATCATCCGTGGTCTGTTTTCCGGCAAGCAGTTCTTTGATGACAGAGAAAAGAGACGGTTTTGGGTCGGCAACGTCTTCAAATTCCAGCAGGGTTTCTTCTGCGGCAGAAAAAAGGTTTTGAGGGGAGAGCTTGCGGGATGCCAGCGGGTTACGGCTTGCACCTGCGCTGAATTGCAGGATTTCAGTACCGAGGCTTGCCGGGTCATCCGTCACGGCCAGACCGACCAGATAGGCTTCGCCGGTATCTGCAAACTCTGGGTTAACCTCCATAGAGGCAAACAGCTTCTGCATCTTTGCGGTCATGGCCACAAGGTCATCGGTCGGGGTGATCGTGGCATACAGCGCCATTTTGCCCGCCAGTGCGCCTTCAGAGATTTCTTCGGCGTCCAGTTTGTCCACTAAGCCGTAACGACGGAATGGATTGTCAGGGGTATAGCCCTTGATGTGCTCCATATTAATCGTGGCGGTGTATGTTGCCGGGTCGTAATTCGCTGCCATCTGGGTCAGCCAGCTGCGTTCAATCTTGCGCCCGTCAGTGGTGGCACCTTCAACACCAATGCGGAAACGCTTTGCTTTCTTTGCCATTGTTCAGGCTCCGGTTTGTCGTCAGAGCCTTTATGTTTGCGGTCAGCGGGGATTGAAACAATGCGGGGCTGTTGTGGTGTGGATGGCACAACGGGGCAATGCGGAAAGAGAGTGATTCGGGCCGTAGTCTGACGGCATGACAACGACAATTGTTAACCCGGACCTCGACCCCCGCCGTCAGGCTATGTTCCTGTACTTTCAGGGGTTACGAATCGCCCGCATTGCTGAAATGCTGGGAGAGAAGCCTGCAACCGTACACAGCTGGAAGAAGCGCGACAAGTGGGGAAGCTATGGACCGCTTGAACAGATGCAGCTCACCACGGCGGCGCGTTACTGCCAGCTGATTATGAACCCCGCTAAAGAGGGGCGGGATTTTAAAGAAATCGACCTGCTGGCCCGACAGTCAGAACGCCACGCCCGCATCGGTAAATTCAACAATGGCGGCAATGAAGCTGACCTGAATCCGAACGTGGCCAACCGGAACAAAGGCGACCGCAAGCCACCGGAAAAGAATGTTTTCAGCGATGAGCAAATCGAAAAGCTCCAGGAGATTTTCCACGATTCACTGTTTGGCTATCAGCGTAACTGGTGGGAAGCCGGGAATAAACATCGTATCCGCAACGTGCTTAAGTCCCGCCAGATTGGCGCGACGTTCTACTTTGCCCGCGAGGCGCTACTGGATGCGCTGACCACTGGCCGCAACCAGATTTTCCTGTCAGCCAGTAAAGCCCAGGCGCACGTTTTCAAACAGTACATTCTGGAGTTTGCCCGCGAGGTGGAAGTCGAGCTGAAAGGCGACCCGATGACACTGAGCAACGGGGCTTGCCTGTATTTCCTCGGTACTAACGCCCGCACCGCGCAGAGTTATCACGGCAATCTGTACCTTGACGAATATTTCTGGATACCGAAATTCCAGGAGCTGCGCAAAGTCGCATCAGGTATGGCGTTGCACAAAAAGTGGCGACAGACCTATTTCTCTACTCCGTCCAGCCTGACCCACAGTGCGTACCCGTTCTGGTCGGGTGCACTCTATAACCGGGGCCGTGCCAAAACGGACCGGGTGGACATCGACCTGACCCACACACATTTAGCGCGTGGCGTCATTTGCCCGGATGGTCAGTATCGCCAGATTGTCACCGTAGAAGATGCGGTGAATGGTGGCTGTAATCTGTTTGACCTCGACCAGCTGCGCCTCGAATACAGCCCGGACGAATACCAGAACCTGCTGATGTGTGACTTTATCGACGACCTGGCGTCAATATTCCCGCTTGCTGATTTACAGGCCTGCATGGTGGATAGCTGGGAAGTGTGGGACGACTTCGAACCGCTGATGGTGCGCCCGTTTGGCTGGCGTCAGGTGTGGATTGGTTACGACCCGGCAAAGGGTACGCAGAACGGCGACAGCGCCGGTTGCGTGGTGATTGCCCCGCCGATTGTTCAGGGCGGTAAGTTCCGCATTCTTGAGCGCCATCAGTGGCGTGGACTGGACTTCCGCGCCCAGTCAGAGGCTATAAGGAAACTGACGCAGCAGTATAACGTGACCTATATCGGCATTGACTCCACCGGCGTGGGGCATGGCGTCTATGAGAACGTGAAAGCGTTCTTCCCTGGTGTACGGGAGTTTGTCTACAACCCGAATGTGAAAAACGCCCTGGTGCTGAAAGCCTACGACATTATCAGTCACCGCCGCCTGGAATTTGACGCGGGCCACACCGACATTGCCCAGAGTTTTATGGCCATTCGCCGTTCTACCACCGCCAGTGGCAACCGCCCGACCTATGAAGCCAGCCGCAGTGAAGAAGCCAGTCACGCCGATTTAGCGTGGGCAACCATGCACGCCCTGTTTAACGAACCGCTGGAAGGTATCAACGCCAGCAATACCAATATTGTGGAGATTTTTTAATGGGCAAGCGTAATAACCGCCAGCCAGCACAGCAGCTGCGCACCCAGCCAGAACAGGCCCATGCGGAGGCGTTTTCATTTGGTGACCCGATCCCCGTTCTGGACCGCCGCGAACTGCTGGACTATCTGGAATGTGTGCAGATGGATAAGTGGTATGAGCCACCAATCAGCTTTGACGGACTTGCACGCACGTTCCGCGCAGCCGTTCATCACAGTTCTCCCATCTTTGTGAAGCGCAACATCCTGACCAGCACGTTTATCCCGAATAAACTTTTAAGCCAGCAAGCATTCAGCCGCTTTGTTCAGGATTTTCTGGTGTTTGGTAACGCCTATCTGGAACGGCGCGTTAGCCGTCTGGGGCAGACACTGTCACTGGAACCCTCACTGGCCAAGTATACCCGCCGTGGTACTGATTTTGATACTTACTGGTTTGTTCCCAACAGCTACGGTGCTGAACCCTATCAGTTTGAAACTGGCAATGTGTTTCATCTGCTTGAGCCTGACTTAAACCAGGAGGTTTATGGCCTGCCGGAGTACCTTAGCGCCATCCCGTCTACGTTACTGAATGAATCGGCAACCCTGTTTCGCCGAAAGTATTACCTCAACGGCAGCCATGCAGGCTTTATCATGTACATGAGCGACCCGGCCCAGAACCAGTCTGATGTGGATAATATTCGTGAGGCACTTCGTAAATCGAAAGGACCAGGCAATTTCCGCAACCTGTTTATGTACAGCCCGAACGGGAAGAAGGATGGCATCCAGATCATTCCTCTGTCAGAAGTAGCGGCAAAAGATGAATTTTTGAATATCAAAAATGTATCACGTGATGACATGCTTGCCGCCCACCGCGTACCGCCGCAGATGATGGGGATTATCCCAAGTAATGTTGGTGGGTTTGGGGATGTTGAGAAAGCAAGCAAGGTTTTTGTGCGCAATGAGCTGATACCTCTACAAAAGAGAATGGAGGAAATGAACAATTGGATTGGTCATGAAGTGGTTAAATTTGAAGGATATACGTTAAACGATTACTTATGATAATAACCAGGCCAATAAAGGCCTGGTTACTTAAAAACCTAATTCTTTCCTTATCTGTGGAAATCTTTTCATTACTCGTAAATCAGTAAGCAAATGCCATTTCCAGAAAACTGAAAATGGATATGAAGTTTTGCACATTGGCTTTAACTTATTTTTTGCTTGCTGCACTTCCTCTACAGTACTTCTCTTTCCAACCAATTGCATCCGGCACCCCATAAAGTAGTAGTATTCTTCATTGAGTTTTTCCATGAGATTTTCTTTAGTAATACCCCGTAAACCAGTACTACTCGAGTTAAAGCACTTATTTAATAGAGCAACGGTATTTATTACTTGTTTACTAGGCCGATTTCGCCTAGCCTTTATTTCAATCTTACCGTTCGCCGCATTCCCTGCAAGATAAATTATTTCATCAAAAACGCTTACATTATTACTAGTGCAATCAAGTAAATCTTTATGCGTATTGCTTTTTATACTATTACAACGGCTACAAGATAAAAAAAGGTTTTCCCACTTGTATTTTAGAAGATCATCATCTTCATGAGGAATAAAATGCTCAATTTCAGGATCACTTAAATCACCTTGCTCACACAAATAACACTTCCCATAAAACAAACCATCCAAAGCGTCTGTCACATCTTTATGATTATATATTTTTCGTGACAAACAAGCTGGGGCAGGGATATTCCTATCAACATTAAACATTCTACTCCCCCTCATCTCGATCTAAAATCTTATTCTTT